TGGCAGTAACAGTAAGTGACCAAGACAGACATTTATTAAGAATGATTGCAGACGGAGAAGCAGTTAGGAGTAATCCGTACTGTAGCGTGTGGCCAGGTCATGTAGAACCCTCTCTTACATCAATGACGATATCTCAAGTTCAAGCATATCAGCAACAACGTTTAGATGCAGGCAGACGCTCAAGTGCTGTAGGCAAATATCAAATGCTTAAAGATGTATTAGGTGAATGTGCTGGATACTTAGGATGTGATCCCTTACGAACAGTTTATTCGCCAGATGTCCAAGATGCTATGATCATTCAACGTCTAGTAAAATTTCGTAAGTACGAACAATGGAAAACAGGCAGTATTAATACTGGACAATTTATGGTATTTTTAGCAGCAGAATTTGCAAGTATGCCTGTACCTTATGATATACCTGCAGGAAGTGTTTATAAAAATCAGCCAAAACGAAATCTTAAAAAAGGACAAAGTTTTTATGCTAATGACGGGTTAAACAAAGCTAATCACGATCCTGATACAGTATATCAGCAACTTGAAGATATTAAAAGTGGCGGACGAGGTGAAGTTACTGAAATTGATGTTTCTACTTCAGGCGCCAACAGGGGTTTACCTGCAAGCGGAGTAAGCGAAAGAACGCAAGTTGAACGTGCAGCAGCAGGTTCAGGTGTAGGCGCATATAGAGGCACAAGAGCAGGAGCAGCACCTTTGCCTAGTACCGAACTTCCAAATTATGATAATCCTTATACATATTATGTTATAGACCCTTTAGATGATCGTTATGATTTTAGATCTGGAGAAAAAGTCAAAGATGTTCTTATTCATGGATTAAGTGCCGCAGCAGCAACTCCTACAACTATCACAACTGTAGGAGAATCTAATACAACAACAGATGCAGGTGTTATTGCTCCTAAACCTCCAGAACAAGATCCAGACGCATCAGACCCTAGAGGTCAAGAACAATTACCTGATCTGGTTCCTAAACCAGATGAGCCAGATCCTTTGCCTACAGGAGAAACAGGTAATGCTGATTCTGGTGCACCTGAACTTCCGTATCCTGATGATATTATTAAGGATGCACTTGGTAGTGTGGCAGATATTTTTCCAGATGATATAGGTGATTGCGTTAACGAAGCAGTTACAGGAAATCTTAAAGGAGCTTTAGATAAAGTTTCAAATGGGTTAGTTACTGACGCCAATAATGCTATCAAATTAGCAGAAAATGAGGTAAACAAAGTTGCAAATGAAGTTAAAAATACTGCTAAGAATTGGATCAATACATAATGGCTAGAAACGAACCACCAAGAAAAGGTACAACATACACTAGAAGTACTAGAGAATTGCCTCCAATAAAGGCAGGAGTTCCTTATGAAGCTGTAGTAGTTAATAATCTAGATGTAAACACTATGGGTACACTCGAAGTTGAATTATTAAATTATACTTCTGCAGGAAATCTACCAGAAAGAAGCGGGCAATTAGAAACTGTAAGATACCTTAGTCCATTTTATGGAGCAACACCCAGCGCAGGTTTAACTGAAAATGACGGGTATGAATATACACAAAAAAGTTATGGGTTTTGGGCAGTACCCCCAGATGTAGGTACAAAATGTTTAGTAATATTTGCAGAAGGCAATAAAAACTTTGGATATTGGATAGGTTGCATACAAGACGATTATATGAATTTTATGATTCCTGATGGTCGTGCTGCAACATCGTTAACAACAGAAAATACTCCAGAGCACTTAAAAGGAGCAAAATTACCTGTAGGTGAATACAATAAGCTAGTTGAAACTGGTGAAAAAGTAGATCCTACACTTTTTAATAAACCGTACAATAAAGATTTTACACAGGTGTTAGAAGTACAAGGATTATTACTAGACGAAGCAAGAGGAACAACAACTTCTAGTGCTAGACGAGATTTTCCAAGTATGGTGTTTGGATGGAGTACTCCTGGTCCTAGAGATAAACGCAAAAAATCTCCAAAATTTGAAATAGGTCCAGATGGTAAAAAAGTAGAATTACCATACAACAGACTTGGCGGCTCGTCTATAGTTATGGACGATGGCGATGAAAGATTTGTAAGAGAAACACATGCAGAAGACGGTCCTCCAAGATATGTAAACAAAGGTGCAAACTATCCGGGCGGCGATGAAACTATTCCTCAAAACGAATTATTTAGAATACGTACTAGAACCGGGCATCAAATACTTTTACATAATTCAGAAGATCTAATCTACATATCAAACAGTCGCGGAACAGCTTGGATTGAATTAACATCAGACGGAAAAATTGATATACATGCAGATGATAGTATAAGTGTTATGAGTAACCAAGATATTAATTTTACTGCTGAAAGAGATTTTAATATTGATGCAGGACGTAATATCAATATGCGAGCACAAGCACGATTTAGTGACGGCCAAAAAACAATGGATGGATTGGAGTGCGGAAGAATACAAATAGAAAGTAAATATGATACAAATATATTAGTAGGCGAAACATATAGAAGAAATGTGTTAGGTACTAGTAATATCAAAGTTGAAGAAGATGAATATGTTTCTATAAAAGGAAATTACCATAAAACATCAGGGAATATATTTGATACTTCTAAAGGTGGTTTCCATCAAAAATCTGCACATACATTTTATAGAGAAAGTGCTAGTAATATAAACGATCTTGCTACTGGCAGCTATTTTAATAAAGCAGAAGGTATAAATTTAACATCACTTGCAGACACAAAAATACTAAGTGCAGCAAATTTTGACACAATAACTCAAGGTGCTCAACATACCACTGTTTCGGGTGCATTTGACATACAATCAGATTCACAACATTTTGAAGCAGCTAGTGGAATTAATATGTTAGGCGGAACAGCTATTGCAGGTGATGCGACAAAAATATCTTGGAATACAGGAAAAGCAGTTACAGGCGAAGCAGCAACTACAGCATTAAGTGCAACCGCAGCAACAGAAGCCAAACCTGCGGATTATGTTACTCCTTTAACACAAATTGTATTACCTTATACTTTTCCTGGGTCACAAGATACTGTTCCTTACGAAAGTATACTTACACGAGCTCCACAACACGAACCATGGCCAATGCATGAAAACATGGATCCGGTAGGTCTTAAACCAGAACAGACAGATAGAGAATCTCCAGGACAATTAACTCCTTCAGATAGAATACTTACACCTGATACATTTACAAAATCAAAATCTAATATACAACAAAGTTCGCAAGTTTTAGGGTCATCAGGAACTAATGATTATGGAACTACAGGTGACGGAGCAATTATAAATGGTGAAGTAGTTCCGCCTGAAAATGTTCCTGGGTCAAACGAACTTAGATATATAGAAAATTTTGAGATTGATACTACTAGAGGTGACGGTAGTTACTGTAATAGATTCTTTAAAGGTGACGGTCCTCTTGGAACTATTACAAGTAAGAAACGCGGACTTACTGCACAAGTTGCAGAAATTTGGGTTCCTAACTTCCAAGGCTTTATTGATGCACTAGAAGATAGTGGTTATGAAATTAAAACATTATTAGGTTATTGTAAGCGCAAAATTGGTAATTCTAGCAGATATAGTACACACGCTAGCGGCGCAGCAATTGATATCAACCCGCCAAATCCAGTAAGAAATACATCTCCAAATGGACTATTCAGTCCACGTCCACCTGATGCTCCAAAAACCGATATGCCTGCAGGAGTAGGCGAATTAGCTAAACAGTTTGGTTTAGGATGGGGCGGCGCATGGACAAGAATAGACGATGCAATGCACTTTAGTACAGCAGCTAATGAAGGCGGCAATTATAGATTCCCAGCAGGTATTATTCCGCAAGGTCCTAGTACAGATGCACAAGTGCATACAGAAGGTGACCCAAGGGGCAGAGACTACTATATTGCTCCTTCTAAAGAATTGTCTGAAGAGGAGGAACAAGAATCACCTACAACACCAGAAAATACTAATAATCCAGGTCCTCAAAATAGTGACGGAACGTCTAATGTACAGTAGGTAAATACAATATGAGTGAATTAGAACAAAATCTATATAAAAGAGTACAAGTTCCAAGTACTAATATACAACCTAAACCTTCAAAATCCTACAGAGGGTTTTATTCTGGCGATTCTAATAAAGGTTTTAATCTTTACGATCATGAATTAATTAAACAAGATATTGTAAATCATTTTCATATTAGACAAGGTGAAAAACTAGGTGATCCTTCTTTTGGTTGTATTATATGGGATATATTGTTTGAACCGTTTACTCCTGCTTTGCAAAAAGCTATTATTGAAAATGTAACTTTTATCATAAATTATGATCCTCGTGTACAAGCAGAAAATGTTATCGTAGATACTTACGATAATGGCATTCAAATTACAGCAACAGTTACATTTCTTGACTATGCTATCAGTGAAGAAATGCGTTTTACATTCGACCAGACAGTTGGGCTAAGTTTAAGAAATTAAACACGCACATTATTAATTCATATAAATACTCTATAATAAGGAATTAAGATATGTCTTCAAGTGATAGGCAGTCTAGGCTACTTGTAGCTGAGGATTGGAAAAGAATTTACCAAAGCTTTAGGAATGCAGATTTCCAAAGTTATGATTTTGATAATCTTCGCCGTGCGATGATTAACTACTTGCGTCAAAATTATCCAGAAGATTTTAACGATTACATTGAATCTTCAGAATACCTTGCACTTATTGACATGATTGCTTTCCTTGGGCAAAACTTATCATTCCGTATCGATTTAAACGCTAGAGAAAATTTTCTTGAAACAGCAGAACGCAGAGAAAGTATACTAAGACTTGCAAAAATGCTTTCTTACAATCCTCGTAGGAATCAAGCAGCTAATGGTTTGTTAAAGGTTACCTCTGTAAAAACTACAGAAGCATTGTTTGACAGCTCTGGTATAAATTTATCAAATAATGTTGTAAAGTGGAACGATACGTCAAATAATAATTACTTTGAACAATTTACAAAGATTTTAAATGCAGCATTGCCTGTAAATAATTCTATTGGCAATCCTTTAAAAAGTGCTAACATTGAAGGCATACAAACCCAAAAATATAGATTTAATGCTATTAATACCGACACACCAATTTTTCCATTTACAAAAACAATTGAAGGCGATAGTGTAAGATTTGAAATAGTAAGCACTGATATAGAAAATACAACAATAAAAGAAGAAACACCACTTCCAGGAACAAGTCCTGCATTTTTGTTTAGAGATGACGGACAAGGGCCAGGCAGTTCGAACACAGGTTTCTTTATGCACATTAGACAAGGTGCACTACAAACTGGAACATTTAATGTAAAAAATCCTGTTCCTAACCAAGTAGTTGCTATTGATGCATCTAATATAAATGAGACTGACGTTTGGCTCTATAATATTGATTCAAATGGGTTTGAAACAAATGCGTGGACTAAACTAAGTTCAACAGAAGGTAATAATATTATCTATAATAGTTTGTTTAATCAAGTAAGAAATATATTTTCAGTAGAAAGTAGAATTGGAGATAGAATAAACTTAGTTTTTAGTGACGGCGTATTTGGCAATTTACCAAGCGGTAACTTTAAAGTTTATTATCGTACTAGTATTAATAAATCACTAGCCATAGCACCAGGATCTATAGGTAATGTGAATATTAGTATTCCTTATCAAAGCCGTTCTGGTTCACAGGAAACACTTACTTTAGGTTTAAGGTTACAATATACTATTACAAATGGTACTGGTGCAGAAACTAACGCAGATATAAAATTAAATGCTCCAACTACTTATTATACTCAGAATAGACTTATAACTGGCGAGGATTATAATGTAGGTCCGCTAGCAATAAGCCAAGAGATAATCAAAACAAAAAGTGTTAATAGAATTTCTAGTGGTATTAGTAGATACTTAGATATCAAAGATCCAAGCGGAAAATATAGTACAACAAAATTGTATGCCGATGATGGAGTATTATATAAAGACATTTTTTTAACAAAACAAGACTTTACTTTTACTACTCAAAGTGACATAGAAGGAGTTATTGTTAATACTTTACAAGGTATAGTAAGATCTAGTAATTTAAAAAACTTTTATACAAGTGAATTTTCTAATTTATTAGTATCAGATCTAAATTCTTACTGGAATAGTTTTAGTCAGAGTACTAATAGAAATATCGGAACATTAGAAGATATTGATGGAAATAAATTTCCAGTTGGCACATTTACAGCAAATAATTTAAAAACAATAAAAATAGGTTCGCTTTTAAAATTTACTGCACCAGAAGGCTATCATTTTATGGAAGATGGTACATTAATGGCAGGCGCAGCAGATCATCCAGGGAGTTCAACATATAGATGGACAAAAGTGACTAATGTTGTAGATGACGGAACAACAATAGATTCTGAAAATAATACAGGCGGAATTACACTTAGTGATGCTATTCCTACCGGAAGTTTGCTATCACAAATTGTTCCATTACTGAGCACATTTTTTTCTAATGATCTTAAAATTCAAATCATTGACCAAGCGTTTGCATACAAAGACTTTGCGTTGAGATATGACAGAAATAATTCTGAATGGAAATTAGTACTTGCTGAAAACATTAATACAATAAATGACTTTTCTTTAGGTAAAGCAGGAGATATAACAGCACAAAATTTAGATTCAAGTTGGCTTATGTATTTTAAAACTAACGGAGAAAAATACACACTCACAACTAGAAATTTACGATATGTTTTTGAAAGTGCAGACGAAGTTAGATTCTTTTTTGACAGTGCAGATAAAATATATGATCCTAAAACAGGAAAAATTGTTAGAGATTTAGTTAAAATTCTAAATATTAATTCTAAGCCTGGAACTAATATTCCTTTCACTAAGAACTTTGATTGGAATATAAGTGATGCTTATAGAGATAAAGAAGGCTATGTTGATACAAGAAAAATTCAAGTAGAATTTCACGATCTTGACGACGATAATGTAATTGATAATCCTGACTTATTTAATGAAATAGTAGAACCTACTACGGACGAACAAACAAAATTAATATTTTTAAGAAAGTATACAACAGCAGATGGTGTAGAAGAATATAGATATTTTGATAATGCTAATAATACTATTTTAATCAAAACTAATGAAGCAGCAATTGGCGCTTATAGTCAATACGAAAACGAAAATCAAATTTTCTACTTGTATGAGGAAAAAGTTTTTAAACAATTAAATGCTGCATTAAATAATCTTACTATTATAGATACTTATAAAGCATATATTGGCAGAGATAATCTACGTTTTGAATATACTCATGTTGCTGATAGCAATTACAGAATTGACCCTGCTGTTAGCAATATAATTGATACCTATTTGTTGACAAAAACTTACGATACTAATATTAGAAAATATCTAAACGGAACAATTAGTAAATTGCCATTACCTCAAAGCAATGATGAATTATATAGAAACTTTGGTTCTGAAATTGCAAAAATTAAATCCATTAGTGATGAAGTAATTTATCATCCTGTGAAGTATAAAGTTCTTTTTGGTGAAAAAGCAAAAGAAGATTTACAAGTAATATTTAAAATTGTAAGAAATAAAGATGTAGTTGTTAATGATAATGAATTAAAAGCAGATGTTATAAGTGCAATAGATAGATTTTTTGCAATTGAAAATTGGGACTTTGGTGAAACATTTTATTTTCAAGAATTAGCAGCATATATTATGAACCAATTAACACCTAAATTAGTAAGTATTGTCATTGTACCAAGACAAGGAAGTCAAAGTTTTGGTAGTTTGTTTGAAATAAGATCCGAACCTGATGAAATTTTTATAAGCGGAGCAAACGTTTTTGATGTTGAAATCATAGAAGAACTTACTGCAACACAACTTCAAGCATCGGGCAATACTATCACAAGTGCTTCAGAATCTAATTACGGAGTACAAAGTCGAGATACAAATTCTAGCGGAGGCAACAGTTACTAATGGCTTATAATAACAATCAAAACGAAAGTGCTTTACCAACGCCTAATAGTAAAAAGAAAAAGTCAATAGATTTTTTACCTAAGTTCTTTAGAACAGAAGCTAACAGAAAGTTCCTACAAGGTACTTTAGATCAGTTAATATCAGACGGCGCTGCCGAAAAAGTAGACGGCTATGTAGGTAGAAAGTATACTAGTTCTTATAAGTCTACAGATAGTTATATACCAGAAATTAGTAATGATAGAGAAAACTATCAACTAGAGCCATCAGTAGTTATACGTGATAATTTAGAAAATGTAGATTTTTTAAAAGATTACAAAGACTACATAAACATTTTAAGATATTTTGGTGCAGATACAAATAATCATAATTCTCTTAATACAGTAGATACTTATAGTTGGACTCCGCATATCAATTGGGATACGTTTACAAATTTTAGAGACTACTATTGGCTGCCAAATGGTCCTATGAGTGTTCCTGTAAGGGGACAATCGAGAGATATTACAAGTACATACACAGTTACTTTAGAAGACCAGGGCGATAATGTTGCATATGTATTTAATGATGGGTTTACTAGAAATCCAAAATTAAAACTTTATAGAGGTCAAACATATAGATTTGAAATTGATACTCCAGGACACCCTTTAGCATTTTCTATAAGTAGAACTTTTATACCAGGATTGGCTCTATTAGTTGCAGGCAGAGAAGGAATTAGATCAGATGGATTGTACGGTGCCGACTTGTATGGCAACGAATATGACATTGGTGATTTTATTATTACGCCTGATGCCGGAAGTGTAACATTTGAAGCAGATGAAAATGTGTCAACATTATACAATGATGGTATTACTAAATTTAATGAAGATGGCGACGAAGTTGCAGTTGTTTATGTAGAAAAAGGAACAATTGAATTTACAATACCTGCTAATGCACCTGATAGACTATTTTATATTAGCCAAAATGACGTAAACACAAGTGGCCAAATACGAGTCTTTGACGTTGAAGAAAACACCTTTTTAAATATTGACACAGATATACTAGGAAAAAAATATTATCAAAGTTCAAACGGTGTAGACTTTACAAACGGATTACTTGTTAGATTTCAAGGTACAGTTGTTCCTGAAAAATATAACGAAGGAAATTGGTATGTAGAAGGCGTTGGCGAAAATATTAAATTAATTTCACAAAGAGAATTAGTTATTCCGTCTGCGTATACAGATAATATTCGAGTCCCGTTTGATTCAGAAGAATTTGATGTATCGCCGTTTGCTACAGCAAATAACTATCCTTTAGAAAAAGATTATTTAATAATAAACAGAGCATCACAAGATAAAAACCCTTGGACTAGAAATAACAGATGGTTCCATAAAGATGTTGTTTTAAAAAGTTTCGAATATAATAACATTGCAGAAAATTTAGATGATAATTTTAGAGCAAAACGTCCTATCATTGAATTTAATGCAGGATTGAAACTTTTTAATTACGGAACATTTGCTAAACAAGATGTAGACTTATTAGATAATTTTACAACTGATGTGTTTAGTACTATACAAGGATCGCAAGGATATATTATTGATGGAGTAGAACTAGCACAAGGTATGAGAGTTCTATTCAGAGCTGATACCGATCAATTAGTTAGCGGTAAAATTTATGAAGTTAAATTTATAACTATTGGTACTGAAAGAATTATCAATCTTGTAGAAACTGCGGATTCTACTCCGTTAGATTTAGAAAACGTATTTGTAAAACTAGGTGAAGTATATTCAGGAAAAACTTTTCATTATCATAAAAATATGTGGATTGCTGCACAAGAAAAATTAGCAGTCAATCAACCACCTTTATTTGATTTATGTTGTCCACAAGGAAATGAATATAGTAATACAACTATTTTTGAAAGTTCCACATTTAGTGGCACTAAAATTTTTAGTTACAAAGAAGGCACAGGAACAGTAGATAACGAATTAGGATTTGCGTTACAATATAGAAATATAGAAAATACAGGCGATATTCTTTTTGAATTTAATTTGCTTACAGATGTATTTTCTTATCAAAACGATGAAGATTTAATTGAAGTTCCTACGTCTACATCAAATTTAAGAAAATATTCTGATAGAACAACTTTTAAATATGTAAATGGTTGGAATTCTACTCCAAGTAGATTTACACAATATGTTATTAGAGATATTGAAGTTACTGATAACTTAACAAATAATTTTGCTGTTGATGTTTACAATAAACCTCATTTATTAGAAGATTTAAAAATCAAAGTATATGTTAATAATAAACTACAATTAAAAAATACAGATTATAATATTGTTAAAACAGAAAATAAGGTTTTAGTATCATTTGTAAACGACTTAACAGTAGGAGATTATTTAAAATTAAAATTACATAGCTCGGCTGATAAAAATCAAAACGGATATTATGAATTACCTATTTCTTTAGAAAGAAATCCACTTAATGAAGATATCAATCAATTTACATTAGGCGAAGTTTATGATCATGTAGATAGCATGATTGAAGATCTTCAATCATTTACAGGCACATATCCTGGTACAAGCAATCTTAGAGATTTAGGTAATATAAGTCAGTTTGGCAAAAGATTTGTTAAACACGAAGCAGGTTTAGCTAATGCAATTTACCATTTAACAAATAAAAAATACAATTTGATAAAAGCTGTTGAATATTCAGCATTAGAATACAACAAAACAAAAAAAATATTTGTAGATACTGCAAGTTCATTAGGATTTGACGGTACTCCCAAAGCTCACGTAGATAAAATATTAAAAGAAATAAACAAAGACAAAGCAGATTCTCAACCGTTTTATTTTAGCGATATGCTTGCTTATGGCGATGCAAATAGAATAGAATATAATGTGATTGATAAAGAAATAAATTTATTTCCTTTAACAACTGCATTTTCAATGTCAACATTGTCAGAAAAAGCAATCACTGTTTATCTTAATAACAAAATACTTGTACATGGTAGAGACTATAATTTTAATGAAGATGGCTTTATAGAGATCATTGCAGCAAAAGAAAATGGCGACACAATTGAAATATACGAATACAATAATACAGATGGAAGTTTTATTGCTCCTACACCTAGTAAATTAGGATTGTATCCATCTTGGTATCCGGAAGTCTTTATAGATGACACCGGTATAGATGAAACATCTTTAACAATTTCAGGTCCTTTTAAAATATACGGAGAAGTAGAAGTAGGTCAATTAAAAAATTCGTTCGGATGGACCTATCCAGTATATACATCAAAAAATGCTGCTGAAACAGCAGACAGTAACAATGGAGGAAATGGTGCTTCTCAGGCAGTGTGGTTTAAGGGATTAAATACAAAATTTTATTTGCCTGAAACTAATGCTAACTACTCTAAAGATTCTAATCCAGAAGATTATGATGAATACCCAATCGGTTTTGCATTTATTAGAGGACATGACGGAAGTCAAATTGCATGTTACAAAGATTTTAGAGACAGTTTAATTATTGAATTTGAGAAAAGAATTTTTAGTAATATTAAAATTTCATATGACGACAATGAGTTTGATATTTTTAATTTTACAGGTGGCGATTTTAGAGGATATCAAAATACTTTAGAAAAACAAAATAACTTATTGTTGACAGATTTTACTAGATGGCAAGCCAACATTGCAGCAGATTATTCTTCAAACTCATTTTATGATAGAAATAATGGGTTTACATTTAATTATAGTGAATCTAATAATCCAGATGGCAAAGTTTTGCCAGGTTTCTGGAGAGGGATTTATAATCAAGCATTTGATACAGATCGTCCTCACACAAATCCGTGGGAAATGTTAGGATTTAGAAATAAACCTACATGGTGGAACGATGTTTACGGTCCTGCACCATATACAAGTAACAACCTAGTACTATGGGAAGATTTAGAAAATGGCAGAATAGCAGATCCTAATAATAGTAGAATTGACGAAAGATTCAAACGTCTAAATCTAAGATCTTTTATACCAGTAGATCAAACAGGTAAACTATTACCGCCAGTAAACATAAATTATGTTAAAGGATTTGTTCAAAGATATGCTTCTAAATCTTATGCATTTGGCGATTATTCTCCAATAGAAACTGCTTGGAGGAAAAGTTCCGATTATCCTTTTGCATTATTAAAGTCTATGCTACTAATTAATCCAGCAGAGACAATAGCAAAAGGATTTGATTTATCAAGATTTACAAAGAACCTTGCAGGGCAAAACATATATAAAGATTCAGGCACATTCTTTAGAAATAAAGACATTGTATTTCCAAATACATATGCAGATAATATTAGAAATACAACTTGTGGACTTGTAAATTACATTTACAATCTTTTAGCAAGTGATATATTAACAGTATATAGCGATTATCAAAATGAAGTTACTGCATTAGAAACAAATTTATCATTTAGATTAGGAGGATTTAGTGATAAACAAAAATTAAATCTTATTCTTGAAAGCAAGTCTCCTAATCAGGACAAAGGATCCACGGGCATTTTTGTACCACAAGAAAATTATAATTTAGTTTATAATGTAAGTTCTCCTATAGACAACTTTGTATATAGTGGTGTAGTTATTGAAAAAACACCTGCAGGATTTAAGGTAACGGGTTATAATCCAAAAATACCATTTTTCCAATACTATAAACCATTAGTAGGATCAACAAGTTATATTTTATCGGTTGGCGGAATAAGTGAACAATTTTCAGAATGGAGCGAACAAACTCCATACAAAAAGGGACAGGTAGTTTTTCATCTAAACACTTATTATAGAGCAACACAAGATTTTACAAGCGGAGGAATATTTGAAACAGATTTCCTAGCTAAATTACCTGCATTACCTTCAATTGGAGGTAGAACAGCTGAGTTTTACAAAAACTTTAACAACAATAAAGTAGAAAAATTACCATACGGATCTATACTTACAAGTATTCAAGAAGTAGTAGATTTTCTTACTGGTTACGGAAACTATTTAACTACTCAAGGATTTGTTTTTGATGACGTAACTGACGAAACAGTAAATGATTGGGTATCTGTAACAAAAGAATTTATGTTCTGGACTACACAAGGATGGGCTAATGGAACAATTATTAGTTTAAGTCCTGCTGCAAATAAACTATTCTTTAAATCAAATTATTCAGTTGTAGATGATGTATTTGATTCTTTTTATAATACTAGTATTGTTTCAAGTAATGGTCAAACACTTGATAGAAACTTTAACAGTGTAGTAAGAGAAGATAATAGTTTTGGATTAGAAATAAAAGATACAGACTTTGGATTATATGGAGCATCTTTACCTATTGTACAAAAAGAACATGTTGTTGTTCTATCTAACACAACAATATTTAATGATGTAATTTATCACCCAGCTTCTGGTTATAGACAACAAAGAATTAAAGTTAATGGTTATAGATCAGAAGACTGGAATGGCGGCTTAAATATCCCAGGATTTTTGTATGATAATGCTATAGTTAAAGATTTTGAAAATTATAAAGATTACAAAATTGGTGATCTTATAAAATTTAAAGAATATTATTATGTTGCTAAAGAAAATATACAGGGATCAACAAGTGTAGATTATAATCAATGGTACAAACTAAATGAAAAACCAGTACCGGATTTATTAACAAATTTTGATTATAGAATAAATCAATTTAACGATTTTTACGATACAAATACTTCTAGTTTTGATCAATCTCTGCACAATTTAGCATCTAGATTAATTGGCTTCCAAAAAAGAGATTACCTAAGTAATTTAATAGTCGACGATGTAAGTCAACTAAAGTTCTATAAAGGCTATATCCAAGAAAAAGGTACAAAAAACAGTCTTTCAAAATTGTTTGCTCCTTTAACTGCGTCTGGCGAGGAAAGTTTAGAATATTTTGAAGAATGGGCTGTACGATCAGGTATATACGGTTCTTCAGAAAGTATTCAACAAATTGAGTTAAACCTCGAAGAAAAGAAAATGATATCTAGTCCGCAGCCTGTAGAATTTGTAGATAATCTTCCTGCAGAGCAATTTGATAATATCTTTAGAGTGTTACCTTCAGATTTGTTAGATCGTCCACAGGAATATACTAGTTCAGTTTTTCCAGTATTGTCTCAAAGTAAAGAATACATAAAATCTTCTGGATATGTTAGCGAAGACGATATAGATTTTGAATCTTACACTATAGATGATTTAGCTTTAGGTAATGTTAATGTATTTAGACTAGGCGGCTATTTACATCTCACAAATCAAGAAAATGAAAACTGGACTGTTTATCAGCATATTGACACAAATTTAAACGCAACAGAACTTACAGAAGCAAATACTTTAAATGATGCCGGCGAATTAATTTATGAGTTGTCTATGGACAAATGGCTAGATAATACGCTGTCTATTGGCGATTTAATTGCAGTTCGCGGAGCACAAGAATTCGAACTTAATGGGTTTTATAAAATTGTAGATATTAATTTAAATATTGCAAAAATAAAAGTTCCGATAGAAAATGATATTTTAGGTTTCTTAGAACAATCATTTGCAGTTTCTAAACTCAGAGAAGTGCGTCTTGATGATACTACTAATTTAAATGATATTGTTAATGAAAAATTATACAATGAGCAAAAAGTCTGGATAGACAATTATGACAACACTAATAATTGGGCAGTTTTAAAAAACAACAGTGTTTATTCATATTTAGAAACATATAATAATCCTTCTGATTGGGATAGTACTATTCAAAATTTTACAGGCGTAATGACTGTAACTGATGATAATAATAATTTGTTTGTTTCTGCTTCTGGCGATGAAACAGGTAAAATTTATGTATATAGAAGATCAAAAGAAAATGCTAATTTAATTTTACAACAGGTAATTGATTTTACAGAAACAAAAAATAGTTACCAAGACTCTTTTGAAAACTTTGGATCAAGCATAGATGTAAGTGAAGACGGTGAATATCTTGCTATTGGCATACCAAACATGTCAGGAATAAAAACAAAATTTTTAGGAAATTTTGATCCTACTGTAGAGTATAGTAAACATGATATTGTTAAGTTTAGAGAAAGTTTTTGGAAAGCTAATACTACAGTTAATCCTGAAGTAGGTACACAAACATTTAGTACGTTTGATAGTTATATTAATCTTGTTTCTTCTGATACATCTGATAGTACAAGTTTGCAATTGTTAGTTGCAGGTAAATTTGGGTTACCTACAAATGGTATTGATCATATACTAGTAAGAGCTCCATTAGATATGTATCTTGCAACTAAAGGTAGAATAGACGGTGCTTCTGGAGATAAAGTTAATTTATCTTGGAACCAGCGTAGTTATGCATATCCAACACTAGATAACTATTTGCCATTTGACGATCAAATACCAGAAATTACAAAAGAATTTATTACACAAGAACACGAAATTGTTGAAAAAATTGATGCAATTGTTTATATTGATACTTTTGTAAGTTTGCCTGAGGTAGGCGATACAATCGAAAGTGATACTGGCTCAGGTGAAGTATTTTATGTTGCTAGTTATAGAGATTCTGCAGTACTGTATCTAAAAAATATCAACGGTATTTTTAATGTTACTGATGAAATTTTTGTACAAAGTACTGGAAACTTTATAGGATTTTATACACAAGAATCAACATATTCAACATCACCAGATATTGGCGGTTTTTGGTATATAGAAACTGGATTCGAGTATGCTAATAATGGCAGGTATTTAGATATAGGCCGAGGTTTAGTTTATGCAGATGTACGTCCTGCAGAAAATGACGATGCAGACAGGCCATTTGTGTATTATAACATTCAGGATACAGTTGGTAATATAGGTGAATTTGTATTAGAAAAAAATCGTGTAAGTTATATTTCTAATTTAAGTTATGATGGTGACAGCGGCCCAGAATTAAGTAACTTATGGGTTGTTAGAGTTGGTAAATCTTTCCAAGATTATTTAACCAGTATAAGTGCATTTGATTCTCAAGGTAGTGCTGATAATAAAACTCTACAATTTACATTTTTTGACTCAGAAAATACTGGAATAAATTTAGAATCTACTGGTTTTGACCTTGATCAAATGAATGGGTCTCAGCAAATTTATGATATCTGGGACGGATATATTGACTTTGAATTTACAGAATTTGACTTTTTAGGAAATCCATATGAGCCAGTTGTAGGAGATATTATTGAAGATGTACAAATTCCTAGAGACGGTTCAGGAGGTTTAGCCCTTACTAGCACTAGTACAAGTACAGCAGAAGTTGTTTTTTATAAAAAGCAATTTAATTCTGTAAGAGTTTATTTAAAAGTTTTAAGCGGAAGTTGGAATCAGCTGAATAATATTGGTAGGTTCCAGGTTCGCAGAAAGGCGAATGAAGATGCTCGAGGACCTGGTGATGTTGATCGTGTAATGGGTACAATCGATGATCCAAGTAACGATATTGCTTTAGGTACTAATCTCGTAGGAGATTTATTAGTTTTCCAAAAAGATACGCCATTTGATGTAGTATCTACTCCTGAAATATTTGATGGAGAATATTACTTCTATGATGAAACAATCGAAGGCGGCATTTCAATTCCAGCAAGTCCACCTTATAATTTAAATAAAAATTGGACTCAAGTTTATAACATACCTGCTGATCAAAGAGGAACATCGAGTGGATTAGACAATGAAGGCGCAGTTGTAATTTATAGGAGACAACCTAATGCTGTTTATGAGTTTGATTATATGCTCACAAGTCAATATAAGTTTGCAAATAGACAATTTGGTGACGAAGTTAAAATTAGAAAACAAGGAAATACCTATGTACTACTTGTCGGTAGTAAAGGCGACTTAGATCCTACTACACGTTCAGATCCTGGCAGTATTGAAATTTTTGTAACTGGTCCAGAAACTACAGATGTATTTAAAAAGGATTATCAAGCTACATCTTATAATGAAGGTGATGTAGTAATTTACAAAGACAAATATTATAGAGCAAATAAAGACACCGACGATAGTTCGCAATTGAATATTCTTGATCCTATAGTTTGGACAAATATTAGTTGGAGATACGGTGTTGATGACAATTATAGAGGGGAGTGGGACAATTCTTTCCCTTATGAAATAAATTCAATAGTTCTTAAAGATAATAGTTTTTATGTTGCAAAAACAAATATCGCAACAGGAACAGAATTTAGTGATACTTATTGGGAAGTAACTGATAATAATTTTGATTATTTAGGTTATTTGCCAAATCTTACTAACAATGCATTCTTTAACGAAGATGTGTTTGATCCTGCTACAAACATTATTGAATTTAGTGAAAATTTTGATGTAAGTAAAAACGGAGAAGTTTTAGTTGTTACTGTAAAACTAGAATCGACTGATAGTACAAGTAACAAACGATTAGCAATTTATAGAAAAGAAAACAACAAATATAAATTATACCAAACAATATCTGCTCCAATAAGTGGCTATGATTTAAAAGATCATGACTTAGATAAATTTTTAAAAGATGGAGACGGATGGATATACACAGATAGCGAAGGAAATATAGTAACTTCAGAAACTGGTTCTAGAACACAAAATTTAGATGCAACACCTGATTTGTATATTGATAGAACAAACTGGGCGCAAAGTGTAGTAATTAAACCAGACGGTAGACAAATTGCCGTTAGTGTCCCTTCAGATGATTCTCGAAAATATGGTCAAGGTGCAGTTTTAATTTATACACAAGTAAACGGAGAATTTGAATTAAGTCAAACAATTTATAGTCCTGCAGACGAAGTAGCAGAAAATTTTGGTTATCAAATTGCATTTACTAATGAAAACTTAGCAGTAACAAGTTTAAATGGTGATCAAACTATACCTACTACATTTGATAACCAATCTACAACTTTTGATCTAGAGTTTACTGCATTTAGAAATATTAAAATTGACTCTGGTGTAATATACGTATACGAAAATTTAAATAATTCTTATACCTACAGTGAAAAATTTAGATTTGATAATGCAACAATAGAATTTGGCAAACGATTACTTGCAAAAGACAATCACGTATATGTCGGTATGCCGTTCTATAACAGTAACGACTCTAAAGGCATGTTTGTAGATTATAGAAAACCAAAAACAAAATTAGCATGGAATCTATATAAAGAAATTGTCAACCCTGTAAATTTAGATTTAATTGAAGGAGCATTTGTTTATAACAAAACTACTAATAGGATAATAAGTTATATTGATTATATTGATCCAATACAAGGTAAAATTGCAGGTCCGGCAGAACAAGAAATAACGTTTAAAACTCAAACCGATCCAGCATTTTATAATGTTGGCACAGCATCAGATAGAGAATATGATCCAAATCAAACATGGTTTGACGAACATGTAGGACAAGTTTGGTGGAATATTAGCACTGCTAGATTTAAGTATCCTTATCAAGGTAATATTTTTGAACAAAAAAATAATTGGTCAGTATTAACGGAAGGTGCTAGTATTAATGTATACGAGTGGATAGAAAGCGATTATCTTCCAAGCCAATGGAGTAATCTTGCTGACACAGAAGAAGGCATTAAACTAGGAATTAGCGGACAGTCTTTATACGGAGATACAAAATACAGTACAAAATTAATTTATGATGAAGTGTCTCAAATCTTTTCAACAAAATATTACTATTGGGTAGAATCTAAAAGAACAGTTCCTGATATAGAAAATAGAAATTTAAGTATTTTTGAAATAGTAAATTTAATTGAAAGACCAAGAGAAAATGGTTATAGGTATATTTCGTTTTTAGGTGCAGACAGAATAGTTCTAAATAATTTTGAAAATATTTTAAGTGGTGACGATTTAGTATTGAATATTAAATATAAATCGCAAGCTACAAAGGATTCTAATCTTCATAAAGAATTCAAATTAATCGCCGACGGCGATGCAAATTCTAAATTAGATGTAGACATTGAAAGAAAGTGGTTTGACAGTTTAATAGGATTTGATACTAATAATAGACCTGTACCCGATATTAAATTACCAGAAACTCAGAAGTATGGCATTTTAAATATGCCTAGACAGTCTATGTTTGTTAATAGAATAGAAGCTCTAAAACAAACAATAGAACGAATTAATATAATATTTAAAGATTTATTAATAGTAGATGATTATAACACAGCTCGATTGTTTGAAACCGATCTTGCTCCTACATTAATATCTTCTAAGTATGATCTTTCTGTAGACACTGTAGAAGAATTGCAATATGTAAGCACAAACAATTTAAGCCCTGCTAAATTAATACCTATTATATCTAATGGTGAGCTTGTTAGAGTTGAAATAGAATCTCCAGGCAGAGGCTATAAAACAGTTCCAACTATTAATATAAATGGATCTGGCGTTGATGCAGAAATAAAATTACAAATTAATAACTTAGGAAGTGTAATATCTGCAGAAGTTACTAACACAGGAAAAAATTATACAAATCAAACAACAATAAGTGTAAGAAGATTCGGTGTGTTAGTAAATGCAGATTCTACTGCAAAGAATCTTTGGAGCATTTACGGATATAATGAAATTGACAAAACATGGTTTAGAACATCTACCCAAGGTTATGATGTTCCAAAATATTGGAATTATATAGATTGGTATGCACCAGGATATAATCAGTTTACAAAAATAAATTATGAAATTGATGAAAGTTATGAATTACAAGAATTAGAACCAGAATTTAATTCTATAATAAAAATTAAATCAATTGGAAGTTCAGGCTGGTTATTACTTAAGAGAATAGGCACTACTGATAATGAAGATTATACTGTAGATTATGAAACTATTGGTCGTGAAAACGGTACTATTCAATTCACTTCTAATCTTTATAATATACAACAGTCAACAGTAGGATATGATAATAGAAGTTTTGATAGCACTCTTTACGACACAAATCCGGCAAAAGAATTAAGAATTATTTTTGAAGCACTAAGAGATGATATTTTTATAAATGAACTAGCAGTTGAATACAACCAATTATTTTTAAGTAGTTTAAGATACGTTGTAGCAGAACAACCACTACTTGATTGGGCATTTAAAACTAGTTTTATAAAAATTAATCATAAATTAGGTGAGTTAGATCAACCTGCAACATTTAAGAAAGACAACTTAGAGTACTTTGAAAATTATGTTAAAGAAGTAAAGCCTTATAAGACAAATATAAGAGAATTTGTTGCATCCTATGATAAAACTGATCCAACAAATTCTGTTGTAACAGATTTTGATGCAGCGCCGTTTTATAATACTACTACACAACAAATTGAAACAATCAAAACAACCGTTTTTGATGGCGCATTGCTACAAGTTGATAATATTTTACAAGAATATCCTAGAAAATATTTTGCTGACAATCTTGGAGCAGAACTTTCAGAAATCAAAATAAAAAATCCAGGTTCAGGTTATATATTCCCGCCCAAAGTTATAATAGAAGATTCTAGTAATTCAGGTGCAACTGCTGAAGCCTTTATTGGATACGGAAAAGTTACTGCTATTAAAGTTCGTAATCCTGGCGGAAGATTTATTAATCCTCCTAAAATTACACTTGAAGGTGCACAAACTGAAGACGGTACACCAGCAACAGCATTTGCTATATTAGGAAAAAGTCTTGTAAGAACTCCTAGTATTAAAGTAAAATTTGATAGAGTTTCTGGAGAATATTTTATTGAAGATTTAGCAGTATCAGAAACATTTACTGCATCTGGTGTTGATACAATTTTTGATTTAAAATGGCCTATTGATGTTCGTAAGAATAAGGTTAAAGTTTTTGTAGACGACCAAGAAATGTTAAAAAGCACTTATCAAGTTTCTAACAGAGAAATAATTGATCAATATACAAAAAATAAAGGAAGATTAACATTTAATAATGCTCCTACAGGTAATAGTGTTATTAGAATTGAATACTACAAGCCTTTAGAATTTTTAGAAGCAGCTGACAGAATTAAATTTGCATACAATCCGACTGATAACATGTTTGGCAAAGAGCTTAATCAGTTAATGACGGGTATTGACTATGGCGGAGTAGAAGTAAAGAGTTTTGATTTTGGAGGTTCAAGCGGATGGGATAGTCAGCCATGGTTTACTGATGCATGGGACGTTTATGAAAACACTTTTGAAGATGAAGTTTTTGTATCTGACGGATCTACTATTGCTGTAGAACTTAGAGCACCGTTAGAAGAAGGTATAGTCTACAATCTTTATAAGAATGGTGTAAGAATTGATGCAACTGATTTTGTAGCAGGAACACCCGAAATTCCTGGCACAGACGAAATTCCTGGCAATCCAGCAGATGCAGAATACAACAACGGTGCAATCAGTAATGTTACTGGCAATGGTAGTGATTTCTTCAAACGTGAACTTACAGTTAATGGTGTACGAATTATGGGTGCTGGCACAGTAGGTGGACAAACAGCAGTTCCAGATGCGTGGTTAGAAAAAGTAGCACGTATGTTTGAACTGTTCTTAGATCCAAATGGCGCAGGCATTAATGAATCAT